CAATTCCGAATAAGATAAACCATTTACTGCGTAAGGCGAAACCTCACCTGTAGGGTCGGTCTGTACTTGGGTAGTCACGCTCTCTTCTGTCAGTGTAGTCATTCCTCCAGAACAATTATACCCCTTTTCCTCGAGCACATATTTCCCATCATTTCCAACACTTAACACTTTGTTAGCATCTTCTACTGTAGGAGTCGGTATATTTACACCTTTTATGTCATCTAACATCCCACTTAAAACTGCTCTATTCGGATTTCCTGGAGTGGTCATCACATAGTTGATTATATCTTCTTTGCTCATAAGTTACCCTCCTTAAGCAAGCCTTTCTTTCTGTAGTTTGAAGTGCATTGCTTCCATAGTTGCTACCTCTTGTCATTCGCCCAATACATCCCGCAAATAGCCGTCAGCGGTGTCCGCTGCTAACTCAACAATTGGATTAGTACGTTCTGGTGCGAAATAATACACCCCCCAAGGCTTCTTATTATTGCCTGCCACGGCTAGATAGACACGATATTGTTGAACACCTCCCCATGAGCTTTGCTCAACAATGGTCACATAATTACCCTTTGCGAGTGCTTCGTTGACCTCATTCCACGTTTTGTCGTAGTATGCTATGAAGGTTTCATCATCATAATGGTCTACTTTGATGACCATACTCCCTCCACCACCTGCTTCAGCAACTGAATCCAACATTCCTTCTAAAACTGCCCTATTTGGATTTCCGGGCGTAGTCATTACATAGTTAATTATATCTTCTTTGCTCATAAGTTACTCCTCCCTAAACTAAAAAGACGGATAAACCGTCTTTTATCTACCGTTTGTTCCTCTTAAAGATATTGTTCCATCTCCTTGGATTAGAAATCCTTTATCAGTTTTTATAATCTGTCCAAGTGTTGTCTGGCTACCATTAAAATCTGCTGCCAAACTACTAAATCTTAAAAAATAGTGATTTTGATAAAGTGGAACTGATAAAGTAGTTACCTCTGAGCTTGAACCTGGGATTGTAATTCTCTCTGAAACAAAGCCAAATGATGAATCTTTTGGCATATAACTAATATATACTTGATAATCGCTTTCTCCATTATTTGCAAAAGATACCTGTGCAGTAGACCATTCTCCTGAATCACTATTATCATCCAACATACTTCCCAAAACGTTCGGATTCGTATTCGCCGGACTATTCATTACATAGTTAATAATCTCTTCCTTACTCATTCTTCTTCTCCTTTACATTAACAATAACTTTATTATAAGCCTTACCTTCCGGAGCCTTAAACACTCCATTCTTCTTTACAACCAGTTCATCCATTTCAATCGCCGGTACTTCTGGTACGTCTACAGCGCCCGAGCCATCCTTATCAAGAGACTCAATCATTCCTTTCAGAACTGTCTTATTAACACTATAAGGTGACCTATCTATATAATCTAAAATTTCATGTATTGTCATATACTTTCCTCCTCAATACCTTGAAGTTGTTTAAAAATTACTATATTCGTATTCCAAGGAGTATCTCGTAAATATTTTTCGGCTACTTCATTCAACTCAACCCCATCTTCTTCGAACAATTGGTTCAATATATTCCAATTAAATTCATTAGGTAAAATTTGCCTCATATAATCAAGAGATTTCATTACAAATTCCTCCTTTTAATATACTTCTTTATATAAGTAGAATTAGCGACCTCTAAATTTGCAATTTTCATTAAAATCTGATATAATTATAATATAGAAGTAGAAAGGAGTACTTATGAACGAATTTAACGTAATACTTAACATGCACAATTATTTTGATTTTGATAGAGCATACTATGAAAAACGATATGACTTATTCTATTTAAGTCTTGTTTCAAAAGCGACAGGTGAAATAATCGAAATTCCAATGACAAATGAGCAGTTTGATATATTGTTAGAAGAAATGCAAGAGAATGAAAGAAAATCTCGATTTGCTCTTGTAACAAGTATTCCACTATCATTAGATTGGAGGGACTAATGAACAAAAGAATTAAAAAGAAACAAATTAAAATGAAATATAAGCGTATTTGTAAACGCTATCCTTTTCTTATAATACGAAATTGGAAAACTGATAAACCAATAGAATATCCATATACTTATCTTGACGATATGCCAGATGGTTGGCGCCGCGCCTTTGGAAAACAGATGTGTGAGGAAATCAGAAAAGTTCTAATTAAAGGTAACTATCTTTACGATTATCGTGTTGCACAAGTAAAAGAAAAATTTGGTGGTCTTCGTTGGTACGATGAGGGCGCGCCGTCATCAATTTATAAAGAGCTTGTAGATGTTATTACTAAATATGAAATGCTTTCCTATCGTACATGTATATGTTGTGGGCGCCCAGCCACTAAAATTTCTAAAGGTTGGGTAAGTCCATTTTGTGATAGATGTGCAGGAACACTTTCAGATAGGGTTAAATTTAAAGAAATGGAGAATGAATAATGGTAAAGGTTGGAGATAGAATTAGAATTATTGATATGGATGGAGAACCACTAATGTCTGGAAAAGAAGGTACAGTACGCCTAATTGATGATGCCGGACAAATTCACTGTGCTGAATTTGGTCTTGCAGTAATTCCCGGAGTTGATAGGTTTGAAATTATACGAAAGGTAAATTAATGTTTAAAGCAAAACGAATAGATACGGGCGAGGTTGAAACAATTCTTGCGGTTGACTACTACGATGCACTTCAGCAAACCTATTTCCTTGTATGGAAAAATGGATGGCGCTGGCGCCCTGCACATAGATATGTGCCACCAAACGTCAACCCAGAAGACATCGCACCAATTAACGTGAGGACACAAATTAATGAAGATAATTCAAAGTAATAAAGATGTACAGTCATTAGAAATAGTTGGTACAGATGGAGAGACGTTATCTATTTGGTTACCGACTAATTTAGAAGTAGCTTTTGAAGGAATTGAACTTCACGAAGAAGAAAACGATATGCAATGTGAAGTTTCAATTCATTGTAAGGCTAAAATAGATAATATAAATATAATACAGGAGGCACTATAGTGTGACTTATACAGCTAATGATATAGAAACTTTAAGCTTCAGAGATGCGGTGCGTGAACGTGTAGCCATGTATATGGGTAGCGCAGATAATCAAGGCGTACTCCAATGTGTACGTGAGATTATTACCAACTCTATTGATGAAGCTACAATGGGTTTCGGAAATTTAATTATAATAGAATTAGATAAAGATAATAAAGTTACAGTAGCAGATTATGCGCGTGGCGTTCCTTTTGGTATTAGAGAAGATGGAACGGAAGCCATGGAAGCTATCTATACTCAAGCTCATACTGGTGGTAAATTTAATGAAAAGGTTTATCAAAATGTAGCTGGGATGAACGGTATAGGGTCGAAAGGTGTAGCTTTGTCAAGTAAATACTTCAAAGCCGTATCCTATCGTGATGGCCAGCGCGCTACGCTCGTACTAAAAGATGGTATAAAAGAATCGTTTGAAATTATAGATGATACAAAACATCAACCAGGTACTGTAGTTACATTCATTCCATCAGAAGAAGTATACAATCTTGAACCAATTGAAATCAATTTCAAAGACTTAAAAGAAATGTGTAAAAATTGGTCTTATCTTACCAAAGGTGTACGATTCAGACTAATTAACCACGTAACTAATGAGCATATTGAATATTTCTCAAGAAATGGAATACTTGACTTCCTAAAAGAGTCAATTACCAAACCAATTCACAAAACTCCACTATATATATCAATAGAAGAAAATGGCATTGAATGTGAAGTAGCTATGCAGTGGGCGGCCGACCGAAGTGAACACTGGTACGTATTTACAAATGGTCTTGCTAATCCAGAAGGCGGCACCTCACTTACCGGAGTTAAGACAGCTATTACGAATTTCTTCAAAAAGAAATTTAAAGGAGAATTTAGTGCAGATATAGCAAGGTCTGGTCTTTTTTATGTGGTGAATTGTAAAGTACCAAATCCTTCATTTGCAAATCAGACAAAGACCAAAGTCAATAACCCTGAACTTCGTGGACTCGCGCAGCGTGCGACAGGACAGATGTTAGAGGATTTCAGTCGCAGATATGTAAATGAGTTTGAATCTATACTTGACCTACTTACAAAAGAACTTAAAGCTGAACGTGCTGCAGAGAGGGCGCGCAAGCAAGTTCTTGAAGCATCAAAAGAAATTGAAAAGAATCAGAAGAAAAAGGTTTTTGCTTCGGATAAATTGAAAGATGCAGAGTTTCTTGGACAGAACTCAACGCTTCTAATCTGTGAGGGAGATTCTGCCCTTGGCGCGATGGCTCAAGCACGTGATTATACAAAGTATGGATTGCTTGGAATACGTGGAAAAATAATTAATTGTTTATCAAATTCAGAAGAAAAAATCTTCAACAATGAAGAAATTAAACTTCTACTTAGTGCAATGAATATTGTACCTGGTAAATATAATGCATCTAAACTTCGTTATGGTAAACTTGGTATATGCACCGATGCTGATTCGGACGGTTATCATATTGGTCTTTTAATAATGGCAGCTTTAACTTATCTCGCACCAGAATTTATAAAAGAAGGGCGTCTATGCTGGCTTCGCGCCCCACTTTATATAGCCAATAATAAAGGTAAAGAAACTTATTATTTTACCGACAGTGAATTAGAAGAAGCTAAGAAGAAGAAACAGGTTAAGGGAGATTTAACTCGTAATAAGGGACTTGGAGAGATGAGCCCAGAAACTGCACAGGCTTCCATGTTTAATTCAGAGTGTCAAAGATTAGAAGTCATGGAGTATACACCAAATGCTATTGATTTACTTTATGAGCTAATGGGCGAAGAAGTAGAACCAAGAAAAGAATTTATAATGAATAATATTGATTTTAGTACAATAAGGGAATAAAATGAGTGATTTAAATCAAATAATAAATGAGTCTTTTACTCAATATGCGGGAGCGGTTTTACAGTCTCGCGCACTAATAGATGTGAGGGATGGTATTAAGCCATCCGCACGTCAAATTTTATATGCACTTTATGACGATAAATTTTATCATAATAAACCATATAAGAAAACTTTAAAAGCGGTTGGTTCGCTTGCTCGTTTTTACATTCATGGTGATTCTTCTGCGGTTGGGGTATTAATGCGCGCTGGCCAACCTTTTGCTATGCGCTATCCACTTGTTGATATACACGGCAACTGCGGAAACTTAATGAAAAGTGGGAATTGGGCGCACCAACGTTATACAGAAACAAGACTCTCAGAATTAACAGAACAAATATTTGCAGATATAAACAAAGATACTATCGCTGATTGGAGAGCTAACTATGATGACACTGATACTTATCCTTCAGTAATGCCATCAAAAGGTTATTATAATATTTGTAATGGTTCTATGGGAATTGCGGTTGGTGCAGCTTGCTCAATTCCGCAGTATAATCTGTGTGAAATGAACAAGGCGCTCGAGTATCTTCTGCTCCATCCAGACTGTGACTTCGAAGAAATCTACATCGCACCTGACTTTGCCACCGGCGCCATCTTATTAAATGAATCTGACGTCAAAACTTCAATGAAGAAAGGTTCTGGTTTTGCTTGTAAGCTGCGTAGTGTAGTTGATTTCGATAAAAAAGAAAATTGCTTTGTAGTAACGGAGATACCATATGGAGTCTATACAAATACAATTTGCGGTGAGCTTGAAGACATTATCAATGGAGAAGAAAATCCGGGAGTTGACAGATTTAATGACCTTACTGGAAAGACACCTCTCATCAAAATCTATTTAGCTAAAAAAGCAAATCCAAATAAGGTTTTAAAATATCTATATAAGAACACTTCACTTCAATCTCACTATTCAATCAATTTTACAATGCTTGATAATGGACGTTTCCCAAAAGTATTTACTTGGAAAGAAATGCTTCAAGCACATATCGACCATGAAAAAGAAGTATATAGAAGAGGATATGAGTTTGACTTAAAGAAAATCGAAGACCGACTTCACATTATAGATGGATTACTTATTTGTCTCGCCAACATCGACGAAGTAGTCCGTACAATTAAATCGTCTGAGTCTACGCAGAAGGCACGCCAGCGACTCATGGAGTCATACAACCTCGATGAAGCACAGACAAAAGCAATTCTCGATATGAAACTTGCTCGCTTGGCGCACCTCGAAGTTGAAAAGTTAAAATCTGAAAAGTCAAAACTTGAAAAAGAAAGAGATTTCATATATAATATAATTAACAATGAAGATGAGTTCAATGCTCAGCTCATTAAAGGCTGGCGTGATGTCGCAAATAAATTTGGCGATGCGCGCCGTACTCAAATTCTTAATATAGCAAAAGAAGATGAAGAACCGACAGAAACTCACGAACTTTTAATTAACCTGTCGAATCAAAACAACATTTACATTACAACCGTATCGACACTGTACACGCAGCGCCGCGGTGGGGTAGGTAATAAATTCAAAATGAGCAAAGGTGAATATGTAATTGCTACTGCGTCGGGTACAAACCTTGACACGGTTCTCTTGTTTTCAAATCAAGGCAACTGCTATTCAATCATACCTCATGACCTACCTTTTGAAGAAGTTATACCAATTGAATCACTCGTTGAAATTAAATCTGGAGAGCAGATTAAAGAACTCGTATTCTTAAACAAGAAAAAACAAAAAGAACACATAATCTTCTTAACCAAAAATGGAGTATTAAAGAAATCAAAGCTTTCAGAATATAATGTAAAACGTAGAGGCGGAGTTAGGGCTCTTAACCTTGATTCAGGTGATGAAATTGTTTCAATTCTATTTGTAGATAACGAACGTATTGGTATGATGACAGCGCGGGGTCAGTTCGTAATGTGTGAAACAAAAGATATTCGCGCAATAGGACGGGCCGCTCGTGGAGTGAAGGGTATTACTCTTAATGCAGATGACTATTTAGTTTGTGCAAAAGTAATAACCCCAGATACGAAAGAACTTTTAACAATCAGTGAAAAAGGTTATATTAAAAGAACCTCAATAAGTGAGTTTTCATGTACAGGGCGCGCCACCAAAGGTAGCCGCATCCATGTATTAAACGATACGGATGACGCTTTAGTTTGCTTTGGCGCCCTCAACGTACAAAAAGAAGTAATTGTAGTAGCTTCCAATGCCCAAATTAAAATCAACCTAAATGAGGTAAAACTCCTCTCCAAAGGGGCGCAAGGAACAAAATCAATTAAACTGAAAAACGCAAAAGTAATTGGAATTTTGGCTTTTTAAAATTTGAGTTTTAATAAAATTTATAGTATAATATATATAGAAAGTTGAGAGAAGCTTTCTGATAAAAATTTAACAAATTTATTTATTAAAAAGGAGAATTAAAAAAATGATTGAAGCAACAAAACTGACAGAAAAGAGTGCAGAGGTATTTGAGTATGTAAAGAACGCTGGTGGAAAGGTTTCCGTTCCTGAGCTTGCACAGGCTCTTGGCAGAAGCGAGAGGTCCATCGGAGCTAACCTCACAGACCTGAAGAAGAAGGGTTTCGGTGAGAGAGAGAAGGTAGAGGTTGAAGGAGAAGAGAAGGCTGTTACTTATTTCGTTCTTAATGACGAGGGTAAGGCTTGGGTTCCAACACCAGACGCTGAGTAATAAGTGTTAAATAGGGAGGCTGAAATATGCCTCCTTTATTTTCAAAGTACAGTAAACAGAGACGATTAAAAAGGAGAAAATGAATGTTAAAGCAGGCAGAAAACAGAGTTAAGGTGGAAGGAATTCTTTCAGAAATCGACATCAATCCAACTTCTTTTAAAAAGAATGGAAGAGATGTAGAAGCTATTG